ATGCCTTAAAATGCGTTTAAATCGGTTTTTAGACTATTTGCTACTTTTAGATGAATCTATTAGCAGTTCTATGTAGTGTTTTGCCTTTTCTAAATCAGCAATACCACCTTTATCCTTAAACCTTAGAACATACTTTATAACGTTACCTTCACAAAATCCAATATTATTTTTAACTATAAACTCAACTGGTTGTATTTTGTATTTTTTGTAGTGGCTTCCACCAACTTGTTTTTTATAAGACTTCATAGACTGTTCTTCCATTAGCTTTGTATGCTCTTAAGTACATCTTACGATTATTACCTTTGTTGTAGCTACAATGAACCCACCCTGAATTAGTTTCTTCTGGTTTCCAAAACTCTAAAATACATTGGTCAAATTCTAAATGATTAACTACCCAGTCAGCAAGTTCTTTATTAGGCACTCCTAGAACTTCGCAATCAACTGCCATTCCAAATGCGTGTTGTGATGTTGGAGAACTTCCTATGGCTTTGCATAATTCAGGAGAACGATAACCAGATGTTATTTTAATATCGCCAAATTGATTTATGATTGGTTCAATAACTTCGTAGATTAATGTTTGTAAGTTAATTAGAATTTGGTCAGTTGGAGTATTGTCTATTCCAAGTCTTGTAGCTGTCTCGCTAAATAGTAATTCTTTTAAACTAACTTGCCTATCCATTTGCCATCTCTATTTAAAACACAAGGTGCTAACTTTGGTTGTGAGTCTATGATTAGACCAGTTCCAATTATAAATCTAGTTTTAAAATTTTTAGCATATTCAAAAGCTAAAGACTTTTGGTCTATTAAACAACCTACTTGCATACCCCAAAAAAGATTATCAGGATTAGCCCAGTATTCTATTTTAAACTTAGTATGAAAATGTCCCTGCACACAATTCATTCCATTTGTTTGTGATACTTTTAAAACATCAGCAGAACGACCATGAGTAAATAAGCATCTTTGTTTATTTGGTAAGGTAATAGTTAAGTCATCTGCCCACTTCCATTTCTTAGTTCCTAAGAACTCGCCATATTCTTTTAGATATGCTCTAGGCATACCATGTTTTAATGCACGTCTATAAACCATTGATGAATGGTTAGAATCTATTTCTATAAGTTCAGGGAATATTGATTCAAGTTCTTTTACATAATCTTTTGCTTTAACAAGTTCGTGTCCAGCAGAAAACAAATCAGGGTTTGAATCGTGGAAACTTAGTGCGTGATGATCTAATAAATCACCAATAGACATTACGAATGTAGGTTTGTATTCCTTTTTTAATGCTTTTAGAAAATCAAAAGAATCTTGCCTATGATAAGGCAAATGTAAATCTGATATAACCAGAATCCTTCTTGTGTCCATAACTAACTACTAGTTGTATTCGTTTTACTTGGCAAGGAATAAAGTTAATAGTGCCATACTTAAAGTTCCAAGAGCAATAAATATAGACCAGAATAATTTTTCTAATCTTTTCTCCAGCTTATAAACTGAAGTACCAAGTATTTTAATTTCTCTACGGATTCCTGTTATATGTCCCTTTAGACTGATTAATTCTTCGTTGTGAGTTCTTGCCATTGTCGTTTAAGCATTTGCAAGACTTTAGCAAGACACACCCACCAATCCAAAGTTTGTAAATGCAATTAATATTATGCAGTGTGTTTATCAAACTATTGTGTTTTAATAAAGTTATTTGTTAAAAGTCTTTTGTATATCCGAATACCAGTCTTTATAAAACTTCTGAACATCTTTTAAATATGTTTCGTAGTTTTGTTTTAGTTCTTCGTATGTCGGTAGTTTAAATGTAAACATTTTTTCTCCTATTTAGTTTTAGGATATATATGTTGCGTTGCAACAAAAATCAAGACTACTTAATGTTTAAATGTTCTTTAACTGATTCAATAACATACTTAGCAATAGACCACTTCCATTCTGCGTATAAGCCAAGTATTAATCCTAATATAAAATAAATCATTTAACCTTATTAAAGTATTCTATACATTCTGCAATAGTTTGTTGTCTAATATATTCATCTCTTATTTCTTGTGATGTAGGTTGTGGCAAAGGAGAATCCCATCTATCAATAATAAACTCACCAGCAGATGTAAGATCATAACTAGCATCAGGTGCTAAAGATTTCATTACTGTATTTATACCCCAAGCAAAACCATTTTCATTGGTATATTTTTTAATTGTCGCTTCAATAGATAATTTTCTTACTGTCATTTAAATTGTTTACCAGTTACCCATGTTACTAAAGAATTTCTTTCACCTTTAGTTACTGGCATAACTTCGTGTAATACATAAGAAGGAAATAATATTAATGTTCCTTGAGTTTTATCCATAAGAGTTCTTTTGTCATCATCATATAAATAAAGTTCTCCACCTTCATATTCTTCAGGATTTGTAAGTTGAATAGATATAGATAATTTTCTAACTGGCATATTTATTCCTCTATCAACGTGCTTACCATATTTACCAGATGGTGCTTCATAATTTGTAAATTGTAATCCTTCATTAATTCCAAATAAATCAAATTTAAAAAATCTTTCATTAAGACTTAATGTGATGTCTGTAACTCTACGAAATAACCAATCAATACCATCAACAGGATATAACCAAGATATTTTAGAATCTCTTACATCAGATTCTCCTTTAGTTTTTCCTTTAATTAAACCTTTGTCTTTTGCTATGTTTATTATTGTTTGGCATTCTTCTTTTGAAAATGCGTTCTTCCAAAATGCGTAAAGATTAATATTATCTAATTCAAAACTCCAAGATGAATTTTCAAATTTAGGTTCGTGAAGTTTTATTACTTCTGACATTATCCTTCCTTTCGTTTTTATTCTTTTGTTTTAATCTCCCAATTTATAATAGATTCATTCCAAAAATAATACTGATTATTTTCTAATTCTTCTGTTGGCATAGATATAGGTGCTTCCCAATTACAAGTATTTTCGTTTAATAGCCAAGAATTAAAAGGTTTAGGTGGGATAAAAGCATCTCTATCTTCATCATAAGTATAACCTATTCCAGCATGATTTTTTCTTAAAGGTGTTCCGTTATTATTATGAACTCCCCCACGAGTATTGTATGATGTTTGTTTCCAAATAGCCCAACCAGTCAATTTAGTTAAAAAATCAATACCAATAGATTCTTGTTCAACTCCGTTGCTATCATGTAAAACTTCATTTACTACTGATTGAACTTCTATAACTTTTGAATTTAATCCTATTTTTGCGAATGATGCCATTATGCTGTGTAACTCCCTGAACCATTAAATTGCATTATTGTATTAGCACCAGATGTTGTAACAGTTGGCGAACCTGTTGTAGTAGATGAATATTTAGCAGTTGGTACACTTAATATAACAACTCCTTTTCCACCAGCACCACCAACATAAATATTATAAGTTTCAGCAACAGAAGCACCACCTCCACCACTTCCAGTATTTACTGTTCCTGCTGTTCCATTTCCTCCACCACTTGTTCCTGCATTTCCACCACCTCCTGACCCTCCACTTCCAACAGTTCCTCCATTATAAGTTCCTCCTCCTCCTCCACCTGCTCTTGTAATTGAAGAACCTGTTATTGAAGAAGCTGTACCTGCACCACCATTACCACCAACAGTTGTCGTACCAGTTACCCCAACTGCACCAGCACCACCACCACCACCAGTACCAAAGTTAGGAAAATTACCTGCACATGTACCACCATTATTTCCTTGACTTGGAGAAGTGCTTGGAGTGTTACCAGAACCACCAGCATTATTATTATCAGAACCACCACCACCAGAACCACCACTTGCACCAACAGTAAACCCACCTCCACCACCACCACCAGCAGAAGTAATTGTACTTAAACCTGAACCTGATATTGAACTATTTGAACCTGATGCACTTGTAAATGGACTACTACTAGCAGGAGGTGCAGAACCACCATCACCTACTGTTACTGTGATTGTTGTTCCAACTTCTACTGTTTGAGTAGATGTTCTATAACCTCCAGCACCACCTCCACCACCATAATTTATCCCTCCTGCACCACCTCCAGCTACTACTAAAAAATCTATTGAATAAGTATTAGGTTGTAAAGCATCTGTTCCTTCTTGAAATCCTGAAACTCCAATCCAACCTTGTGTTGAATCTATATAAACTAATCTTACACCTTCTCTATCACCAGTTAATTTTTGATTACCTGTTGATCCTTCAATTTTATTTCCATTAGGAGAAATATTTAAATTATTAGTATCAAAAGTTCCTGCGTAATCTAAAATTATAACCTCATCTCCAGCACTTGGAGTTGCAGGTAATGTTACTGTAAATCCTGCTGAAGTTGTATTACAAAAATATCCTTTATTAGCAGTTGCAGTAAATCCTGATGTCTTAACAGTTGTGTCCCAATCAGCAGTTCCATCGGCAGAAACAGTTGTGAAAGAGAGAACTCCTGAACCATTTGTAATTAATGCTTGTCCATTAGTTCCATCAGTTGCAGGTAAAGTAAATGTTAAATCTGAAGCTACACTAGCTGGTGCTTTTAATGCTACATAGTTAGTTCCATTAGCTGTTGTTTCTCTAAAACGAATTTCTTTTTGATTATCTATAATTAAATTAACTGTTGTTGTATTTACTGAATCTGAAAGTGTTAAAACTGTTCCTGTTGCAGTTGTTGATAGTCCAGTAATTGATACTGTTGAATCTAACCAGTTTACTGTGTTAGCTGAAGGGTCAATAGTTGCTAAAGATATATCATCAGCACCATCATAATATTTTAATGTAGGTGTAGTTGCAGAAGTTGTGTCTAACCATAGCTGACCAGCTACTGCACCTGTTGGTCTTGATGTTCCTGAATTTGTTGTTTGAATTGCTGATAGTGCATTATTAATATCTGTTCTTACTGCTGGGAATGTAGCATTAGAAATAATGTAATCGTGTTGTGCCATAATCTATTTAGTAACCTTTAGCTATATAATCAAATGTTTTTGATATTCCAGTACCAGAACTATTTTTAAAAGCTAAGGAAAATCCTGAAGTAGTTTTGCTTGTTAATTCAAAAAAATCTCCAGTCGCCATACCCTGTGCTGTAATACCAACTGCATAATTAACAGAATAGAATGGTAAAGTAAAGGTAACTGAATATGTTCCAGTTCCTGAAGTAATATCATTTCCACTAAATATTCTATCTGGCATATCTATTGTGACTGATAATGCTGTAATAACTGGAGTAGAAACTCCATCTAAAGAAGTTAATCTTAATCTAAATTTATAATATCTAGCTGTATAATCTCCTATTACAAAATTTCTAAACGAAGTATAAGTTATATTATCATCAGAAGTTGCAATTTCTAAATGTGCATTAGTAAATGTTGGTGCGTCTCCATCAAATGAACCAGTCGCATCATCAAATAAAGTAAATCCTCTACCACTATCAAATAAATCAGTTACGTTTTCTGCATATTGTGTAATTGATGCTGTAACCCTTGACGTAAATACTGCACCTAAATTTATTGGTGCTGAAAATAAATAAACACCTTCACTTGCTAAAGATGTAAGTCTTAACTCTCCACCAGATGCAGTTAAATTAGTTTTGCTACCAGCATAAGATGGTGATTCTGTTTGTGTAGTAATTGCATTAAAATTTCCAACCGATAATAAGTTCGTAGCTATAACAGATTCATTAACAGATAAGTTACCAGCTTTATCTACTGCCTTAATTAAATAAGAACCAACTCTTGCTGGAACTGTAACTGAAGTTGCTGGTCTTGCAACTTTCTCAACTAAAGAAACTGAGTTAATCCAAGAAGCACCACTTGTTTGTGTTGAATATCTTATTTGATAATAAGCTAAATCTAAATCTGGTATTTGTTGCCAAGATAAATGTGCGTCTTGTCCAACAATGTTACAAGCAAAATCTTCAACATCACTTGGCAAAGCAGTTCCACCAACAATAGTTCTTGTGGCAGAAGTGTAACTAGACTGAACTCCTAATGTGTTAAATGCTTTTACTCTTACATTGTAAATTAATCCATCTATCACGTTTAATATTCTATGATTTAATCCTTTTACTTGACCAGATACTTGGTAAGTAGAATCTGTGCTTAGTTTATATTCTACTTGGTAGTAATCCACGAAGTTATCTAGTGATGCACCTATTGTTACATCAAGTGCAGTTATAACAACTCCGTCTGAATATTGAATAAGTTGATCGTTAAGAGTGACTGAAACTGGTGCAGACACAGAAAAAGGATTTGGTAATACAGTATCAGCAATAGTAGGTGCTTCGCCTTTTTCTTCCCAAGTATAAAAGTTATCTTGGTGTTCTTCTAATCCTAAAGTTACTGTTGAATCTGAATTGATAGCTAAAGACATAACTCTAAATGGTTTAGCACTAAAACCTGCTGTGTCGTATGTAGCTGTTACAATATCTCCAATAGATAAGTTAAGTGCTTCTGAAGTAACTGTAACTTCTGCTTTTAAATTGTTTCTTGATCTCTTTAATATGTTCTCGCAAATTTCTTCTGCTTGATATGGAGAAGTTACTTGCAACATATCAAAACTTCTTTCTAATAAAGTATTATTATCATCACTTAACATTGTTGCATGTTGATCTTCTACTGGTAATGCTGAATCATCAAATGGTGGAAAAGAAACTGTATCTGATTGATAATCTTTTTCTGGGTTTGTAAATGTTCCAATAACTCGGTTATACTTTTCTGATTTGCTTTCACCTTGTAATTTAACTTCGCTTACAACATTATCTTTAGTTAATAGTAATTGTGATGAACCAGAACCTTCAATAATAACTTTGTATTTACCTTGTGTGTAATTAAAG